CCGCAGCCATGATGGCTACGAACGCGATTGCAGGCCCGTGGGCGTCCCATTCGTAGTGAATGCTCGCCCAAGTGATGAAGACGACTACGGCGATCTGTACGACGTACATCATCTAAAGTTTCCCCAGCCCGCCCTCACCGGCGGGTTTTTCTTTGAAGGAATAGCATGGCCGGCACAATTCCATTGAGCATGACACAACAACTGGATGAGTTCGGCGCGCCGTTGGTCGGGGGGCATCTTTACCTGATCCAGGCCGGGACGACCAGCACCCCCCAGAACGGATTTCAGGATTCTGCGCTGACGCTACCGCTTCCGAACCCGATCATTCTAGATGCGTCAGGTAGACTGCCCCAATTCTTCCTCGCGGATGGCGCGATCAAGATCAGGCTGACCGATGTCAACGGCGTTGAAAAACTAGTCGCTGACGGCCTGATCGTTACAGGTGCTTCGTCGGGTGGCGGAGGCGGATCTCCAGTTGATCCGACAACTATTCTAACGACCGGGGATCTCAAGCACGTCTACGGGATTGGCGTTGTAGCGGGTTTCGTCAGATGTAATGCGCGCACGATTGGAAGCGCGACCTCTGGCGCCACTGAACGAGCCAATGCTGATACGCAAGCGCTGTTCAACTTCCTGTGGAATGGTGATCCCAACCTAGCAGTCTCGACGGGGCGCGGCGCTTCGTCGGCGGCTGACTGGGCTGCGAACAAAACAATCGCATTGCCAGATCTTCGCGGACGTGCGCTTGCAGGCCTCGACGACATGGGTAATATAGCAGCAGGTAATTTGACGGCAACATACTTTGGGTCGGCGGCAACCGTTTTAGGAGTTGTTGGAGGAACGCAGAGCAAAATTCTAACTACTCCAAATCTTCCACCATATACTCCCGCAGGGTCCGTTGCATCGTCGGTCGTTAATTTCGCCGGCGCATGGTTGGTAACTGATGGTGTTGTATTTCCAATTTCGGGCGGCGGATCAAATCCAAGACCGCAAGGTCAGTCGACACCGGCAATATCTTCATCTTTTACCGGAACTCCTGCGCCAGGGCAGATAAGTGCTCCCTTATCTGTTGTATCTCCTATGATGCTTATTAGCATCTACATAAAGCTCTGACGCATGGCATACATAGTCAACTTCGACCAATCCAATAAAGCAGATTGGGCATTCGACATCAGCGCGACTGATGCCGACAACGGAACGAACATCGATTTCACGGGAGCATCAGTTACGCTAGTCGTCAAAGACGAGAACGGATGTCAGAAGCTATCTGCATCTATCGGAAGTGGAATCACTCTGATATTGAGCCTTACGCTTGAAGTCGTCTTCACAGCCTCTCAGATGCAAACGCTTCAGCCTGGAGCGTACAAGGTTGGTGCGGTCTATTCTCTCAATGGGCAGATCAATCAATTGTTTTCTGGTACTGTCTCAATCTATGACGGGATTGCGCAAATATGACGGTCCCGCAGATCAAGGTTAAGGTCGTTCGTCGCCCTCAGATCAAGGTCAAGACACTCGTCAATTTTCCAGCAAATGTCGTTGCAAACAAATTCCTGACGGTAGCTAACAGCGGTGGCACATATACGCTGGATGTCAACTATACGCTGCTATCTCCCGGCCCGATTATAGATCCAACAACGGCCTATGCTGCGGTTCTTGATCAAAGCTCTGGACTATATCGCATTGTCTCGATCGCGTCTCTTCTTGTCTCAGGTCTAGACCTTGATCTTCAAGCTATTGCTGCCCTAACCGGCGTAGGCGTTCTTTCCAGAACAGGAACGAACACATGGGCACTGCGGACAATCACGGGGACCGCGAACGAAATCACCGTCACGAATGGCGATGGAGTTGCAGGAAATGAAACGCTATCTCTCCCTGCGTCTCTGACGTTCACCGGCAAGACGGTCACAGGAGGAACATTCAATTCTCCAGCGCTGGTCACCCCGGCCCTCGGAACGCCGGCTTCTGGTGTAGCCACCAACCTGACGGGAACGGCTGCGGGCCTCACCGCTGGCAATGCCACGCTTGCCGCGACCGTCACGACCAACGCCAACATGACCGGCGACGTGACGAGCGTCGGCAATGCCACGACGATCGGGGCCAATAAGGTCACCCGCGCCATGGAGGCGCAAGGCATAGCGCGCTCGGTGATTGGCGTTACCGGCAACGCGACCGCGAACGTTGCAGATATTCAGGGAACAGCAAATCAATTCCTCGGGGTAAATTCGGCAGGTACCGCGCTAGCATTCGGCACAATGTCGGGTGACGCAACGCTATCTGGACCGGCCATTACGATAGCCGCAAATGCTGTTACGAACGCCAAGCTGGCGACAATGGCAGCATGGACGTTCAAGGGAAACGCAACAGCAGGAAGTGCTGTACCAACAGATGTCACGATCGCAGGGCTCACAAACAAGGCAAGTCCGGTAGCTGCTGATCTATTGTTGATTTGGGATGTCGCTGGCTCAGCCTGGAAAAACGCTGCGGTTTCAAGCATTGCGTCAGCAGGTTCGGTCTCGTCGATCGCAGGCAACACCGGAGCGTTTACGCTCAACAGCACGAGTGGCATCACCAATTCGACCAATGACATAATCCTGCAGCAAGCTACGGCATCGCAGTTTGGCGCGGTCAAGGTCGATAACACGTCTATCAAGGCAACGGCCGGCGTCATATCTGCAAATGGCGCTCCTGTCTTACTCAACACACTAACAGCGGCGTCTTCTGCTTCACTGAGTGACACTACTAGCCTAACGGCCTCGTATAATGAGTATGAACTAATCTTCGAAAACATCCTACCTGCTACGAATGCTGTAACACTTGAGTTATTGGTGCATTCTGGCGGAACTTTCAAGTCTACCGGATACTTGACTACTGGGATTGGTAACTCGAATGGTGGCGCCCTGGTTACTCAGAGTGGCTCGACCTTCATCCCGCTCTCCCATGCGACATTTGTATCAAACACCGCGCCGGGTGTTTCTGGAAGAATCAGGGTCTATAAACCCTCCTCATCTGAAGTTCACCACTGGTTGGGTGAGTTTTCAATGTGGAATGGAACCAACGTTGCTATTCTAAATGTATGTGGAATTTGGAACACGGCTGCTGCTATCGATGGTTTCCAGGTTCTGTTTTCTACTGGAAATATCACCAGCGGAGTTATCAAGGTCTACGGGAGTATTTAAGTTGGAGACTGAAAAATGTCTGGAAATCTGAACTCACAAGCGATCAAGATCGCAAACAGTGTCATGACGCTTTCGCAGCAGACAATGGCACTCTATCAGCAGATTGTTGCGCTAAATGCGGCATGGACAGACATTGGAGCAGCTACCGCCATCGCAGCCATGGCAACGACGGCTATTAACGCGGACGGTTCTCCGGGTGCTGCTGATGGAGCCCCGAACGTAGCCCATCCGATCAGCAATGTTGGACTATCTCAAGCAGTGTCATCCAACCAGATCGCACAGGCAAAGACTATTTTGGATGGCATCAGATTGTATGTCGAGGGACAGGCCGTCACGACTCAAGTCGGAGCACGCGCCATTCTCAATGCGATGATCAATTGATCATTCGTTCCAAGCTATCAATTCGTCTTCAACGCATTGCTGCGGCGTTAGACCGCGCTCGAACTTCGCTAGGTAAATCGAGATTCCTGCCCCATCTATCATGCGAGCAGCATCGTCTTCGTCAAAGTTAAGTTTCTTGGAAATGATCAACTGGCATTCGGTTAGCCAAGATTCAAACTCCATGCGAACAACTCCGTTTGTGACCTAAATATCGCCCAAAGGTAGCAAACCAACCCCGGACAATCAATGACTGATCTGACCGCACTCAAGGCGGCGAACGAAAAAGGCTTGCCCATGAAAACGTCGCCAAATGGACGAGCGTTCATTGAGGCGTTCGAAGGCAAGTTTCTCCACACATACGACGATGGGACAGGAGTTTTGACTATCGGGTACGGCCACACCTCGGCCGCTGGTCCTCCTCCTGTATCGAGAGGGCAGACCATCACGGACGCGCAGTGTGATGCAATCCTGGCGAACGACCTTGCGGCGGTAGAGAAGAGCGTTGATCGGTGCATCAAGGTTCCGATGACGCAGCCTCAGTTCGATGCCTTGGTGTCGTTCGATTTCAATACCGGAGACCTCGCAAAATCGTCGATCGACGACAAGATAAATTCAGGAAATTCCAGTGCTGCGATGGCTACGCTTCTCCAGTATGACCATGCTGGCGGCAGGCAAATGGACGGCCTCACTCGGAGACGCCACGCTGAGGTTCTGATGTTCAACGGCAACGTTGCCGGCGCTCTCAATCTTGCAGGTGCTCATGCGGCGACTGGAAAGACGATGCCACAGGCCCCCACACGGGCGCCATCGTCTCCCATACCTCCATCCGTCTCTCATCCCGCGCCGGGCAGTATCGGCGCTTTCATCGCCTCAATCTTCGCACGACTGTTCGGAAGGAAATGACATGACAGCATTTTGGTTTGGTTTCGGCTGCGGCGGTGCCGTTATCGGGGCTCTGATCTGGTTCTTCAAGCCGGCCATTCAAAAGATGGTTCTCGGTGCCAATGCACTGTCCGCGAAGCTCCACGCGGAAGCCAACGCCCTGACCAAGAGGCCCTGACATGCTCTCTCGCATCACAGAGACACTGAAGGGCTGGAAAACTATCATCGTCAATGGGGTGACTGGACTTACGGCGGCGCTTTATGTCCTCTATCTCCAGCTCCAGACAGTGGACTTTACGCCGGTCATTCCGCAGAAATATATGGGCTATTTCATCGTCGGAATGTCGGTACTCGGAATCGTTCTTCGCCTCATCACGACTGGCCCAGTCGGTTCAAAGGGTGAGGTCGCAGCCACGCCGCAGACCAAGGCAGGCGACTGATGTTCGCCTTCGCAAGTCTCATATTCCAGTTCCTTGGTGGCCCCGTGGCCAAGGCGCTTGTGGGTGCCTACCAAGCTCATCTCACGGCTACGACGACTGACAACCAGACGGCCGCGAAACTGGCCGGTCAGGAGATCGGAGCACAGCAAGCAGAGATCCTCGCGGAATCGCAATTGAAGATCGCGGAGATCGGTCACCCTTGGGAGATCGAGAAACTGTTCGCCTATATCACACTGATCTACTATGCGAAGCTGATCATCTGGGACAAGGTTCTTGGAATTGGCGTGACTGATCCGCTCGGTGGATGGGTTCTCTGGGCCGCCAATTTGGTGATCGGATTTTACTTCACCAAGCGCGGATTTGAAAATGTCGCGAGGATCATCAAACGGTAATGCCCACTAATAACCAAGAGGGCTGGACTTTCGATACCCTCTACATCCACGTCATGGAGATATCGAAAGCCGCGAAGGAGGGCGTCAATGCTGCGATGGCCTCCGCTGAAAAGGCCATCCTGAAGGCTGAAACTGCGACAGAGAAGCGGTTTGATTCGGTCAACGAATTTCGTCAAGCGATGCGAGATCAACAAGAGACGTTCGCCAACAAATCCGAGACGAACTTGCGTCTTGAGGAACTAGTCAAGAGAATGGACCATATCACCTCTAGCATGGATGCTTCAAGCGGAAGGTTTTCAGGGCTTATGATAGCCGCGCTTCTCTCAGGATGGGCTATCACTACGGCCATCGCTTTGGTCGCGATATTGTGGAAGCACTGATATGAAGCTATCGGGGGAGTGCCAGGAACCAATAATCAATAACGGAATCGTCAAGTTCCTGATCTCTGATCATTCAGGAAAACAGCCGCAAGAAGCATGGTTCAATGTGCTCAGACAGAACTTCGACTTGAAGGCCGGAAAGCGGTATCGCATCACGATTGAAGAGGAGAAATAAAATGTGCTTTTCAATGGCGTGGATCGAACAGCTCTGTATCTGGCTAATCATGGTGATTGCTGTCGTGGCGATCATCCGGCTTCTGGTGCCGTTCCTGACTGGAATGATTGGAGTTCCGATCATCGGCCAGATCATCAATATCGTGCTCTGGGCCGTGGTCGCAATCATGTGCGTCTATATCATTTTTGCCCTCATCGGATGTCTTGTCGGTGGTGGTGGTATCATGCATTTTCCGCGTTGACAGGCGACCCAACCCAACCGCTCAAGACGGTTAGGTCAGGTCTGGCCACCCACAGAGCTAGGGGGCTCTACAGATGGTTAAAAGCATTCTATTTCGATTTGAGTTAATATTTTGACTACGTTCATCAAGCTTCGGTTTGTGGAGCAGAAAAAGGGCGTATTCACGGATCTGATCGGCGTTGCCCAATACGGCTCTGAGTTGTCGCACGTCGACGGGGTGACAGACGACGAAACCTACATTGGTGCTCATCTCCTGGGCGGCGTGCAGGAGTTCAAGCCGGGCTATGATGCCGGATTCAGGCGGGAACTGTTCGTCAGGCTGAAAGCCACTGAGGAACAGGCCGCAGCCTTCGTCGCGTTCCTGCGCAGCCATCTCCACGAGCCCTACGATCCCATTGCGGTGACCTATTTTTGGGGACCGTTTGCCAGCAGAAACTGGCATGAGCCTGGCGCTTGGGAATGCACTCAATTCATCGCGACGGGACTTCTCGCCTGCAAATGGCTTCCCGAGAACAAGGAGATTCCAGTCGGACGCATCACGCCGGCAATGCTCTATTGGTTGACGAGCACTTTGGAAGCTATGGCCAACGGTGGGGCGGATGTCTGATGAATTGTTGCTTCTTTTCGATGTGCAATGCCTTGCGGCTGGTGCTTCCGGTGGCCTTGTTCATGCATGGCAACTAGAGAAGGCTACAGCGTGGGATGTCGTAAGATACATCGTTGTAGGGGCTCTCGCAGCGAACTTTGTAGCTCCTCAATTGTTGAAGCTATTGGCACTGTTCCCGATCGGCTTCATTGCCTTCGGGGTTGGAATGAGCGGAAAACATCTCTGTCTAGGCATCGAGATGTTTTTCAACAAAGTAGAAGTGCTCAGGAAAACCAAAAATGAATAACCTCGTCATCGCGATATTCGATTTCGTCGCCTTCGCAGGCGTTCTTTTGTTGATGTACGTCATTCGACAGGCTCAGAATGACCTGCATCTGAACAGGACAGACCGCCCCGGTGTCATGAAGGCGCGAAAGGCCACGTTCTTTGCTGACGCTGCCTATGTCCTGATGACCGTTTTCTTCCAAGATTATTGGCTCGTTCATCCGTCCGTTGTCATGACTGGATTGGTAGTGACGGGATTGGTAGCTGGTGGCATGTCGATTCTGGCAGTGAGTGTCGTGTCAATGCATGAACGCGCGCCTCCGAGCAGCGGTCATAACTACGATGCCACAAAATCAGGATGGTGGAGAATACATCGGAGGCAATTTTGATGGATGATCCGTGGCAGGCGGTCAGGAATGTCATTGCTCATGCGATCGAGGGAATCGTAGCTCTCATCGGTGCAATCGCTCTTATGGTCATCGTTGGGATGGTGATTGACGCAAGAAGCAAACATGCCGAACAGCTAGACAGTTGCCTGAAGAATGCTACTAACGATGCTGAAATCGAACGGTGTAACTACTGACATGAGGCCCTACGACGCTTGGACCGATGAAGAGGCCCTGATCTGCGCTTGGGCCATGTTCATTGGAGCTGGGGCTGGTCTGTGGTGGTTTTTCAGCATTCTCAATGGAGCAATATGATGACAGCCATATTCAATCTCGCACTCATATTGACTCTCATCTTTGGCACAATCGGCGCGGTACTGGTGCAGGGAGAGCGAAGTATTACGACGGGATGTCAGGTCACGAAATGATCAATCTCGTCCGATGGCTCATGATCCTGGCTGCGATCGCGCTGGCGCCGTTGTGGGCGCTCTGGGTTGGATGTGGCTGGATAGCTGATCAGTTGGAGCGCAAGCGATGGGCATCGTCGTCTACGCCATCCTGATTCTCATCCTGATAGCGGTCTTCGATCGCGGGTGATTATGCTTTACTCTTG